ATGTCTGTTTTTCTTGATACGTCAGGTCTTGCTAGTGTTGCGATTGCAGTCTGTGATCGCTGCAAGATGAAGCGCACCTATGTCGTAATGCGCCCTGATCCTAACTTCCCTGGCTTGCAGGTATGCAATGAGGGCTGTGCTGATCAAAAGGACCCGTATCGCCTGCCAGCAAGAAAGACAGAGCGCATCAATCTGCGCTTTCCAAGGCCGGATCTATCGGTAGCGTTGAATCCCAATAATCTGCTGACGAATGGCTTAAATCAGACGATAATGTCAACTGAAGGCAATACGCAGACGCCAGAAAATAATGGGAACCTTGACGGTATCTCATTGTCGCCGGAGTGATGAATGGCCAATCAAACCATTACCCAGTTACCAGCAGCAGGCGCACTTACCGGCACTGAGCTAGTTCCTATTGTTCAGGGCGGTCAAACCGTCCAAACGACTACAGGCGCTATTTCCGCGGTGCCTGTAACCAACTACAGCTTTATCACGGCCACATCAGAGGGCTTGTTGACCGATGCCCGCCAATTAGTAACAACAGGTGGTGGCATTACGGTTACCGACAACGGTGCTGGCTCAACCATGGCCATAGCCTTGTCAGGAGCGCCTGCAAGCCTCGTAAACTCGTCGGCGGGTATACAGGTCAAGACAAGCGGATCAACGCTTACAAACCGCGCTGTCCAAGCTGGAACGGCAGGTTTGAGCGTGGCTGACGGCGATGGGATTTCTGGCGATCCAACAATCTCGCTGACAGGCTTGCCGCTTAACCTGGCACTGTCGTCGGGCACAGGTTTGTTCTCGCGCACATCAGGCAATACCTTGGCGGTAGTCACGCTTCAAGGCACGACAGATCAGATTGATATTGCCAATCCTACGGGTGATGCTGCCAATCCGACGTTTAGCATTGCTGACAACGTCGTGCTGCCAGGTACGGGTGCCGTGGTATTACCCAAAGGGCTGACAGCAGATCGTCTGAGTCCACCTGTTGAAGGTGCATTACGCTACAACACGCAGACAAGCAATTTTGAGGGGTATGGAAGCTCCGGCTGGGGCATCATTCCGACAGGCTCAGGCATTTCATCATTCAGTGCAGGCACAACGGGATTTACGCCATCAACACCAACAGCGGGAGCAATAACCTTATCTGGCACGTTAATCACAAGCAATGGCGGTACAGGCCTAGCGTCATTTACTGCAGGCGATACGCTTTACTACGCCGCTGGCACGGCGCTATCTAAGCTAGCGATTGGTGCCTCATCGAGGATCATGACCTCCTCGGGTACAGCACCACAGTGGACAGACCCGGCAACTATTACCGTTGGCACGGCAACTTCTGCCACCACAGCGACAAATATTGCCGGTGGCGCTGCAGGCTCAGTGCCGTATCAATCAGGGTCGGGGACTACGACATTCTTGGCGATTGGCACAGCCACGCAGATCCTGAAAGTCAATGCTGGCGCTACGGCGCTTGAGTATGCGGATCAATCAACGCTTGCAGTCGGTACAGCAACCAATCTTGCGGGCGGCACAACCAATCAGATTGCTGTGCAATCCAATGTAGGTGCAACGACATTTATCACTGCGCCAACAGTAGCAAGCACGGTGTTGTCATGGTCTGGATCTGCTTTTCAGTGGGTAACGCCAGCCGCAGGAACGGTCACCGCGGTAACCGCCTCAGCACCTTTGGCATCGTCTGGCGGCGCGACTCCAGACATTAGCCTGGGAACCGTAACGACGGCCAATGGCGGCACAGGCCTGACAACCTATACCGCGGGTGACTTGCCTTACTACGCTACAGGAACGGCCCTTAGTAAGCTTGGCATTGGCTCAAACACTTACTTGTTGACATCGAGTGGCACAGCACCGCAATGGTCCGATCCTGCGGGTGTAACGGTAGGTACGGCTACTACCGCAACCACGGCCAATGCGGTGGCCAACTCGGTGACGTTTACAAATACGGGCGGCGCGGTAGCCGGCACAACTTTTAATGGCTCAGTGGCCAGGACGATTGACTATTCAACGGTTGGCGCACCCAAGGCTGACGGCACAGGAGCCTCGGGCACCTGGGGTATTAACATTAGCGGCAGTGCTTCGTCGGCTACTTCAGCCACAACTGCAACGAATGTAGCCGGCGGTGCTGCAGGCTCGTTGGTTTATCAAACCGGCGCGGCAACAACTTCAACTTTAGCCCTTGGTACACAAGGATATGTTTTAAGAGCAGGTGCATCCGCTCCAGAGTGGGCGGTTATTGACGGAGGTACTTTCTAATGCCAGCCACTAATTACACGCCGATTCAGCTTTACCGCACGAACACGGCATCAACAACAGCACCAAGCGCTGGTAACTTAAACGCTGGTGAATTGGCCATCAACTACAACGATGGCGGAATGATCTTGTTTGCCAAGAACACGACAGGCAACGTCATCAAGCTGATGAACAACCCGGCGAACTTGCTGTATCCCACGGCTGATGGCGCGGCAAACAAAGCCATAACAACCAATGGCTCGGGGACCTTAAGCTTTGGCACAGTTGGCGTGGCTGGAGGCGGCACAGGCGCAACCACACTCACTGCAAACAACGTCATTTTAGGTAACGGCACTTCAGCCGTTCAGTTTGTAGCGCCGGGGTCTAGTGGAAATGTGCTTACGTCCAACGGTACGACTTGGACTTCTGCTGCCGCAGGAGCGTCCTTATCCGGCGTCACCGACTCAGCTTCACCCTTTGAGACTTCACTGGGTTATCAAGCTGGCAATGTATCTACAGGGGTTAACAATACTTTTGTAGGCTATCAGGCTGGTCTTGTTACAACCACGGGTACAAATAACGTAGCTATTGGCTTTAAGGCACTGGATGCTAATACAACAGCTTCACGAAATATTGCAATTGGAAGTGATGCTCTTGGTGCAACTACTTCTGGAGAGTCTAATACTGCCATTGGTTTTCAAGCCCTCACATCAAACACAACGGGCTATTACAACGTAGCTATTGGCCCCACTGCTCTGACTACGTTAACAACAGGGTCCGATAACATTGCTATAGGAAGAGATGCGCTTAGAGTTGCCACTGGATCTTCTAGCGTAGCAATTGGTAGTCTTGCTATGACCTTTACAACAACTGGAAGTGGCGCTGCTTTTGGTTATCGAGCATTATATTCAAACACCACGGGGTATTCTAATGCAGCATTTGGAACAGATGCTTTATTTCAAAACACCACAGGAATAAATAATACAGCTTTTGGTAGTGATAGTCTTAAATTAAACACCACTGGCACAGACAATACTGCTATTGGTTATGCGGCATTAGATGCTAATACTATTGGGTATTACAACGTAGCTATTGGCTCAAACGCCCTCGGCGCAAACACCACTGGCGTAGATAATGTTGCTGTTGGGTACAACGCTTTGGATCAAAATACGACAGGCTCTGCAAATTCAGCGTTTGGCTTAGATGCCCTCGGCGGTAACACCACCGGCTCAAATAACACGGCTGTTGGTTATTTAGCAGGAAATGTATTAACAACAGGAACAGGTAATGTTATTGTTGGTTATGACGCCGATGCAAGCGCAGCAGGTGGCGTGGATCAGATTGTTATTGGAAGTGGAGTTACAGGACAGGCCAACACAAACGTCACTATTGGCAATGGCACGGGCAAAATCTACAACGCCTATACCGTAAACGCCACTTGGACGCAGACATCAGATGGCACGATGAAGAACATCATCGGCCCAGACACGTTAGGCTTATCTTTCATCAAGCGTCTGAATCCCATCAAGTTTACTTGGAAGCCACAAAACGAACTTCCACAAAATCATCCGTACTACCGAGAAGAAAACACCCGTGATACCACAACGGTAGTTCATGGTTTAATCGCGCAAGAAGTCAAAGCTGCGCTCGATGCAGAAGGTTGTACCACGTTTAACGGTTGGGATCAGGGTAGTGACGGCATTCAATCCATCAGCCGTGAAATGTTCATTTCGCCTTTAGTCAAGGCAATTCAGGAGCTTGCCGCGCAGGTTGAAGCGTTGCAAGCAGAGATCGCAATATTGAAAGGAAATTAAGATGTCAGACGTTATTGAAGTACCCACAAAAGAAGAGCTTGACCGTCACTTTTCAGCGTTGATTGATTCGTGTGGTTTGATTGAAGGTTACGTTGCTGGAGAATATGGCAATAGAACCATCGTGAAAAATGACGCAAATAAGCAAACGGTAGAGCGCAACACAGGCCACCTGAAGTACATGCGTGATAAGCCGTGGTGGACAGGTTATGACATGACCCGTGTTAACGCAGCAATCACGGCAGGCGATGCTTACCTCGCCTAAAGGTGGCTCGGAGATTCTTCTTGAAGAACTCCAAAAGCGGGTGGACACAAGCCCTGTCAACATCATACTTTCAACGTGTGATGCAAGGTTGCTCCACCCTGCTAAACCCAACATTTTGTGGGAACACCTTAGTTACGATCAGGCAGGCGTTACAGGCTTGGCAGATGCTGACTTTGTGTCGCGGTTGGACGCCATCGTGTTCGTATCGCATTGGCAGCACGAGCAGTTTAGAAAGCGTGTAAACCTACCCGGCGATAAGTGCTTTGTAATTCAAAACTGCATTAGTCCTGCGCCAGATCATGACAAGCCTCAAGAAGTTGGATTGATTTATACGTCCATGCCCAATCGCGGTTTAAGCTTGTTAGCTCAGGCTTATCCGTTGATGAGGAACAAGGTGCCGTTGACGGTCATTTCTGGCACGAAGATCTATGGCAAGAAGTTTCATGAAACGACAGGGCATAAATTCAATCCCTTGTACCGACAACTGAAAGCCCTTGGTGCAGCGCACTACAATTATTTGCCTAATGAAGAAGTACGCGAGCAACTGACAAAGCATCACATTCTTGCTTACCCAAGCGTGTTTGAAGAAACGTCTTGTCTTTCTGCTATTGAAGCATTGTCTTACGGATTAAAAGTAGTAACGACGAACTTTGGTGCGTTGCCAGAGACTTGTGGCGTATGGGCAGATTATGTGCCGTTAGGCGAGCCGTCAGAGTTTGTTAAGCGTTATGCTCAGGCGTTGGATGACGCAGTAGATGCATGGCAACCTAATACAGATCAGGTTCAGCACTACCGAAAGTATTGGACTTGGGACGCAAGACCGCAATGGGAGAGCCTCATTGGACGCTATCGGACGCAGACTCTGGCAGCTTAAAAGCACGGGGGTAGTGCTAGAGCAATGCCTTGACATCGGCGCATACCGAGGTCAGTTTACGGCAGTGGTCAAAGCGTTGTACCCGGCATGTAAGGTGCAACAGTTTGAGGCAGATAAAAGGCAGCGGTCTTACATTCCGTTTGCAAAGTTTGTCTTGTTAGGTGATGCAGATCGTGAGGCTATTTTCTATACCTTGCCAGAGCATACTTGCACGACAGGCTCATCAGTGTTTATAGAGAACACCCTCCACTATGCCAAGCCAATTCAACTGACGTTGCCCATGAAGACGTTGGATGCTGTAGCAGACTATTCGGGTGACTGGTCTAAGGGCTTGGTTAAGATGGACACGCAAGGTTCAGAGTTGATGATTCTGAAAGGCGCGACAAAGTTGCTAGCCAAACGCCCTCGCTTCTTTTTGATTGAATGTTCTGTACAGCCTTATAACGTAGGTGCGCCGTTGATCAATGAAGTGATCAGTGCTATGAAGGACTACGGCTACACCATCAAAGACTTTTGGGATATGAGTTACGACCAGCAAGGCAGTTTGCTGCAAACCGACATTTTATTTGAGGCCACATGAAAGTTTTAATTGCCACTCCTGCCTTAGACGGGCGACTAGATGTTTGGTATGTGAACTCCTTGGTCAATAGCGTCCGAGTAGCGCAATCTAATGATGTGTTTTTGCACCCTGTGTTTTTATCGTATGACGCGCTGATTCAGCGAGCAAGAAATGATTTGTTTGGGCTAGCGGTAGAAGAGGACTACGACCAAGTCATTTGGATTGACTCTGATCTTGAGTGGAATCCCATGTGGATCATGGAATTGTTGTCACGGCCTGAAGATGTTGTTGGTGGGACATACCGCAAGAAGACAGACGAGTATGAAAAGTATGTGGTCAGGACGGACAGCTTGCAAGCAGCTTCTTCAGGATTGATAAAGGTTCAAGGTTTAGGCATGGGATTTGTGAAGATGAGCCGCAAAGCCGTGCTTGATCTGTGGGAGAACAGTGAAGAGTACGAGAATGAAAACAAAGTACGCCGGATGATTTGCAATATTGCTATTGTGGATGGGCAATTGCATTCAGAGGACACGGTAGTGTTTTCAAAGCTTATGGCACTTGGCTACGATATTTGGTTAGATCCCAAGATGACATGCGCTCATGTTGGGACAAAAAAATTTCAAGGCAACTTTGATCGTTTTAGGCAATCGCTAACCAAAAAGGTGTCAAATGGCTGAAAAATGGATTCAGAAGGCGGTAAAAAAGCCTGGTGCTTTGCATAAGCAGTTAGGCGTGCCTTCGGACAAAAAGATCCCCTCAAAAATGCTTAACAAAGCAGCGAAAGCGCCTGGCAAGCTTGGTCAACGCGCAAGACTAGCAAAGACGCTGCGTGGGTTTTAATCATGAGCGACGACTTGGACAAGCGGCTCTCTGTTCATGAGGCGATTTGTGCCCAGCGCTATGAGCAAATTGAGAAGCGGCTAGGCGACGGTAGCAGGCGTATGAGGCACATTGAATGGTTGCTTTACATCACGATTGCTGCTGTCCTGCTCGGGCCAGGAGTCGCCGCGATGTTCGTTAAGAAATTGTTGGGTATCTGACGTGGCTTGGTCAGACGTCCTCAAGGCAGTTATCCCAATCGTAGTGGCTGCGCTTGCTTGGCTGCTCGGACAGGTTGCTTCATTCTCAGAACGTCTCACCAAAATCGAGGGGCAAATGCCTGCGCTGATTACTAAAGAAGGCACCCCAACGGATTCACCGATTTCTGCGGAGCGCCGTGCAGTTCTCAAAGAACAGTTGATGACCCACATTAATGAGTTACAAGTCAAAGTGCGGCTGCTTGAGGAGCGGGAGCGAATCAAGGGAGGTAAGTAATGTTTGAGTTACTTGGCGGCGGTTTACTTGGTTCAATATTCGGTGGTCTGTTCAGGCTTGCCCCTGAAGTCCTTAAGTTCTTAGACAAAAAGAACGAGCGTCAGCACGAGCTATCCATGTTCCAACTTCAGACCGACCTCGAAAAAATGAGGGGCGAGTTCAAGATGGAGGAGAAGTATGTTGACTACTCGATACAGCAAATGGATACGATCAAGGAGGCGTTTAAGGAACAAGCCGCCACCGCAAAAGAGGCTGGCTGGTTCGCTTCTTTTATCACTGCCGTTACCCGACCCGGCCTTACTTGGATTGCTTTTGGTGTTTATGTGGCCGTCAAAGCTGCTGGGCTGACGATTGCCTTTCAAACAAACGCTAACTGGGCCGAAGTGCTGACCAAGAGCTACGACGAGGATGACTTCGCCATGCTGAACATGATGCTCACTTTTTGGTTCGTTGGCCGGTCTATTGAGAAGTACAACAAGTCATGAACGAGGCCAAGAAGCTTTGCAAGGATGTACTCATCAAGCCCTTTGAGGGCCTTGCAAAGCGCTTGCCTGATGGCCGTGTGACGGCCTATCCCGATCCAGGAACCCGTGGACATCCCTGGACCATAGGCTGGGGCGCTACAGGGCCAGAAATCAATCCTGGGACCGTCTGGACCATTGAGCAGTGTGAGGACGCGCTAGATCATCATGTTGAGTATTTCGTGCGTGGTTTGCTCAAGATGTCGCCAGGCCTCTCTAAGGCGCTGCCAAGGCGCATGGCTGCTGTTACAAGCTGGGCCTATAACTGCGGCCTTGGTAACTATAGGGTATCGACCTTCAAGAAGCGCATTGATGCTGGCGACTGGGATGGCGCTGCCGATCAGTGCATGCTCTGGAACAAAGCCGCTGGCCGTGTGCTGCCAGGACTAACCCGTAGGAGGGCGGCGGAAGCTGCGTTAATGCGATGAGTTCAGCAACTAAGTCAGATCCTGGTAAGTGGAAGCGTATTGTTGCCTCAGTCAAGGCTTCAGGCAAGGGCGGTTCGCCAGGCCAATGGAGCGCCCGTAAGGCACAGTTAGCCACCCTGAAGTACAAGCAGTCCGGGGGAGGTTACAAAGGGCCAAAAAAAGCGGATAATTCGCTCTCAAAGTGGACGAAAGAAGACTGGGGAACGAGGTCTGGAAAACCGTCCACGCAAGGCCCTAAAGCAACGGGTGAACGCTACCTGCCCAAGGCTGCAAGACAGAAGTTGAGTCCGTCTGAGTATGCAGCGACCACGCGTGCCAAGCGTGAAGGGATGAGGCAAGGCAAGCAGTTTGTTCCCCAGCCTGAGTCGATCAGAAAGAAGGTGTGGTGACATGACAGCCGCCTATGTAATGACCTACGACAATCTGGTTACTGACATTGCTCAGTACCTAGAGCGCACTGACACCGCCACCCTAGATAAGATTCCCACCTTCATTGGGTTAACCGAGCAGAAGCTTGCTGCTAGGCTTAAGATCCTTGGCATCCTTACCGTGCAGACTAGCGCGATGGTGATTGGCAGCAATGTGATTGACAAGCCAGCACGGTGGCACAAGACGGTGAGCATGAACATCACAGTCGATGGCAGGCGCTATCCTGTCTTGCTGCGTACTGTGGAATACCTGCGCGAGTATTGGCCAGATCCTGCCGAGCAAGAGGTGCCTAAGTTTTACGCTGATTACGATTACACGCATTGGCTCATCGCACCGACGCCTGATGCAGCGTATAACTTTGAGGTGTTGTACTACGAGCGGATTCAGCCTCTGGACTCTTCCAATCAAACCAACTGGTTTACGATTTACGCACCGCAAGCATTACTGTATGGCTCTCTCGTGGAGGCGTCGATGTTCTTGAAGAATTACGATAAGGCTCAGGCCTACCGTGAAGAACTCACAACCATCCTTGAGTCGCTTGTCATAGAGAACAAGCTGCGCGTTGCTGATCGTCAAGCCGTCGTTGTGGATAGCTAATCATGAGCATTTGGTCGGTTTATATCATCACGAACAAACTAAATGCCAAACAATATGTAGGCATTTCCAAAAACATCAAACAGCGTTGGAATGCGCATTTGTCTGCTAATGGCAGTGCTCCAGCACTCCATGCTGCAATTAAAAAGTATGGGAAAGACAATTTTGTTTTTTCTCAAATCTGTGACGCATTTGATTTTGAAGCGGCTTGCGATATAGAGCGCCTACTTATTAAGCAGCACAATACTAAGCATCCCAACGGATACAATCTGACGGATGGCGGCGAGGGGGTTGTTGGGCATCCCATGACAGATGAGGGCAAGGAAATACGAAGAAACGCAAGTCTTGCGTTTTTAAGTAATCTTTCAGATGAAGAGCGTGCGGCAAAGTATGGAACCAAAGGCCGCAAATATAGTCTAGAGCAAATTGAAAAGATTCGCGCTTCAAATAAGGGAAAAAATCTTGGCAAGAAGGCTTCTCAAGAGGTGCGAGCAAAGCTATCTGCTATCCATAAGGCCCGCCCGCGCAAGCCATTGAGCGAAGAAACAAAGGAAAAAATTAGGCAATCGTTGCTTGGCCGTAAAATGCCCGAAGCAGAGAAGCCTAAGCATGCAAGTTTTTTAGGCCGCAAGCATACAGAAGAGACTAAAGCAAAGATCCGCGCCTCAAATATTGCCACTAAGGCGCTCATGAAGGCTAAGAAACTTGCGGAAGAGGGGGTTGAAAATGCCTAGCTACAACAGTCCTTTCGACGGCAACGTCATACAGCCGACTGACGTTTCATTCCGTGCGGTTACGCTGTCTGCCAATACACAGCTAGAGTGGCCAATCAACGGCAACGCCACAGACGATTTTGCAGCGAGGATTATGAACGTGACAGCCACTGCTGGTGGCTTGTCGCTTTATATGCCACCTGCTAATCAGGCGTCTGTTGGCCAAGATGCGCTGATCAGAAACGTCGGTGCCACGACATTTACAGTCAAGGATTACGAAGGCACGAATACGATTGTCTCGATTGCTGCAGGCGAGGCAAAGTACGTTTACATCACGGCCAACCCTACAGCCACAGGGACGTGGGGCAACATCGCCTTTGGCACAGGCACGTCGTCTGCTGATGCCGCCACACTTGCAGGTTTAGGCCTGGTAGCAAGTGGCGCAACACTTAATCAAAGCCACCCGGTCATTTCGCTGGTTACGGGTTCGACCTTTGCCACGACAGATCGCGCACAGACTTACATTTGGGCAGGTGGCGCTGGATCAGCAACGCTTCCATTGGCAGCAACGCTTGGCAATAACTGGTTTGTGCTTTTGAAGAACAACGGCACGGGCACGCTGACAATCAATACAACGTCATCGCAAAACCTTGATGGCGCAGTAAGCAAAGCTTTCCAGCCGGGTGAGTCGGCGTTTATTGTATGTACGGGCACTGAGTTCATCACGGTAGGTTATGGGGTCAGCACGCAGTTTGAGTTTGGTGTGCTGACCAAGGCAGTTACCTCGGGCACTGTCACGCTGACAGCCAGTGAGGCTTCCAACACGTTGATGATCTTTACGGGCACGCTCTCGGGCAATGTTACCGTGGTCATTCCGCCTGTCGTTAATTTTTATGTAATGAGCAATCAATGCACGGCTCCAGGCGGCGAAACGCTCACAATTGAAACGGGCGCAATTGGTGCAAGCACCGCTACAGTGCCAGCATCGGGCCAAGCTAGCTTGTTTTGTGATGGTACTAACGTCTTAAATGCCAATACCACCCAAGCCGGCGGCACCGCAATTAGTCTTGTTGATGGCTCTGCTGGTAGTCCATCGCTTAACTTTGGCTCAGAGACCAATACAGGCATCTACAGGCCTGGCGCTGGCCGTTTTGGTATTTCAGTCCTGGGCAATCAGATTGTTGACGTAAATGCCAACGGTATGGATGTGACAGGCACGGGCAACTTTACGGGCGGTATCAGCGGGGGCACCTTCTGATGACCAAAAAGGTCTTCGCGCTTGATACCAATCCGGGCATTCAACGTGATGGAACGCTGTTTGATAAAGAGTTCTATGTGGATGGCCGATGGGTGCGCTTTCAGCGCAAAAGGCCCAGAAAGATAGGCGGCTATAGGCAGATCACGGATCAACTTGCAGGCCCTTCACGAGGCCTTTATTTAGTTCCGCAGAACACCTATAACAACGTCTATAGCGGTTACAGTGATGGCGTGCAGGTATTGCCCATCAACAATAATGGCGTTGGCTCAGGCATTACAGACTTAACCTTTGGCGGGTCAATCTTGACGACTAACGTCTTGGTTGCAGGCTCTGGTTATGTGGATGCAACGTATACGGGCGTACCGCTTATTTACGTCACATCAGGCACAGGCTCGGGCGCTACGGCCACCATCACGGTTGCGGGCAATGTAGTCACTGCCGTGACGATTACGGGCGGCGGCTTTGGTTACTTGGTTTACGACAAGCTAACAGCAGCCGATGCCAATCTTGGCGGTGGTGGTGGCTCTGGCTTTAGCATTCAGGTGGCGACAGTTGATAGCTGTTTTACGCCAAGCGCTGACAATCTATGGCAGTTTGATACGTTTAAGGATTCCTCAGGAAGCGGCCAAAACGTGCTCCTGGCGCATCCGTCGCAAGACTTGACTAACATCAGCGCAGAGTTCAATACGCCTGTCCTGGCGGCTGATTTTGCCGGTACAAACTTCAAGCCTTTGGGTGTGTTTACTGAGACAGCCGCAACGGTCACTAACGCTTCTACCGCGGTAACACTGGCCACAAGTAACTTCAATATCGGCGCTGGCCAGTTAGTAACCGGGCCAGGTATTGCTGTAGGTACGCGAGTAGCATCAGTGCAGTTAACTGCTTTGGTATTAGATACGCCTGCCACTGCGAGCGGCACGAATGTCACGCTGACCTTTGACAATGAAGTATCAGTCTCGGGCGGTGTGGTCTCGCTGCATCCTTATGTCTTCGTTTACGGCAATGATGGATTGATTCGGAATTGCGCTGCAGGCAACTTGGATGATTGGGTGTCTGCCGAGGCCAATGCGGTTAACGTGGCCACAGGGAAGATCGTGCAGGGCTTGCCAGTGCGTGGTGGCTCTAATTCGCCGTCAGGCTTGTTCTGGTCTCTTGATAGCCTGGTGCGTGTTTCCTTCGCTCCTACGTCGCTAGGCGTGGCTGGAACGGGCAATTTTGCGGCACCGACCTTTTGGCGCTATGACATCATCACGTCGCAGACATCAATCCTCTCATCGCAGTCCGTGATTGAGTATGACGGCATCTATTACTGGTGCGGTGTTGATCGCTTTTTGCTTTACAACGGCGTGGTTAAAGAGATCCCTAATCAGTTCAACCAGAACTGGTTCTTTGACAACCTGAACTACACGCAACGGCAGAAAGTATTTGCTACTAAGGTCCCACGCTTTGGCGAGGTGTGGTGGTTCTACCCTCGTGGTGACGTGACTGAATGCAATGATGCTGTGATTTACAACATCCGCGAGAATGTCTGGTATGACGTGGGGACGGCATTAGGTGCCAGGCGTTCTGCAGGTTACTTCTCGCAGGTATTTCGTTTTCCGATCAATGCTGGCTGGTTGGCCAACTATACAGGCGGTGTGCTCGACACGTCTCTTACCGACGCAGGTACAGGTTATGCAGACGCTACTTACGCTTATGAACCGCTAACAGGTGGCTCTGGCTCAGGTGCTACCGCCACGATTGTCGTATCAGGCGGCGTAGTGATTTCTGTGCAGATCAATGACCGAGGCACGGGCTATGAAGTAGGTGACACACTGTCAGCCGTACTTGACGGTGTAGGTGCTGACTTTGAGTTGACAGTTAATACCACGATGTCATTTGTCTCGCTTTGGCAGCATGAGGTGGGTACTGATGAAGTGGTATTCACGCAAGCCAATGCGATTGAAAGCTACTTTGAGACATCCGATCTTGGTTGGGTAGCTGGTGGACCGTCACAACCGTCGCCTGTTGGCGAGAACAAATGGTTGCGTATTGAGCGTGTGGAGCCTGACTTTGTGCAGTCAGAGGACATGGAGTTATACGTCACAGGCCGACCCTATGCGCAGGAAGCGGATAGCACGACAGGTCCTTATACCTTCTCGCCAAGTACAGGCAAGATTGACATGAAAGAGCAGCGCCGAGAGTTGCGACTCAAGTTTGTCAGCAATGTGGCCGGCGGTGACTACCAGTTGGGCAAGGTTATTGTGAGTGCTGATGAGGGTGATGTAAGGGGATATTCCACATGAGCCTGGCTGTCGTTTATGACCCGCGTTACCAAGACTTTGACTCGTGGGCAGCACTCATGTGTGAGGCTTATGCTGGTCAGCAGTTGCAGATACCAGGCCCTGGCGTGGAGTGGAAATCTTGGGCTGCTGGCCTGAAGGCGATTGACGTGTTTGCCAACGAAGCCATTCCTGAGCCATACGGGTTTGATAACTGGCAGGATTGGGCATCAGCAGTCGTTGGCGCAGTCAACGCAAGGACGGCATGACATGGCGTTATATCAAAGCCTAGCATCAGAGACTCATGATCCCTATGGCCAAGAATATTTGGCTCCGGGTACGATTAGTTCGCTCGCAAAGATCTATGCACCTAGCATGAATCGAGATGCTGCTGTTAAAACTCTGCTATTACTCGGTGGAAGACAGGCGGATGTTGATGCGGCTGTACAAGGTTTGTATTTTCAAGGTGAAACGCCGCCTGCTGCAAGTCCAACCGGAGCGTTGTCAACGGCTACAGCCGCACCGTCTGCCGCAAATGTAACGGGTGCGCTGTCAACACCAACGTCTGTAACGCAGGCCTTTGTCCCTCCAGATCAATGGGGTGTGGCTGGCGGTGCTTACGACACGCCAGAAGAAAAGATCAATTACTTCAATCAATACAACGTCACGCCAGAGGCTTTATTAGCTGCTGGCGTTTCACAGGGCGACATTGATTGGATGCGAGGTTATCAGTCAGCGCCTTATACGGTGGGATTACCAAAGGCTGGCGCTTTGTCCACGGCTACAAATGCTGCGCAAGCCGTTGCAAATACTGCGAGTTCTCGCACGAATACGTCGGGTGGAAATATTGCAATTCTCGGCGATTCATTGTCATCAACACTTGGCTATGACGCATCAGGAAATTCCATAGGCAGTTTGACTGATGTGCTTGGCAGCGGCTTTTCAAATATTAGCCGTGGTGGCATGACAACGACTGAAGCGTTAACAGGCATAAAACCTGAAGCGCTTTCGGGCAATACAGAAGACTCAGCATTTGCAACCACAGGCGGCACATTTCAATCATTTTTAGATTCTTCCCATCCTGGCACGGTGTTGCTGCGATATGGTGCTGCAGACGCTGCCATTTTGAGAGACCCAGCGCAGACGCTTACAAATTTAGAAACAATGATTCAAATGTCTAATCAAGCTGGGTCTAAGCCTGTGCTTGTAGGCATTCCGCCCGTAGCTACATCAGGCGATCCGAGACATGGGGGTTTATACGGCAATTATTTTGATTTTATGCCGCCATTGGTACAGCAAATCAACCAAGGCATGCAAGCCCTCGCAAGCAAATATGGGCTGCAATACATTGATCTGTCGGGCGTGCAGATTCCTGAAGGTGGCCTGTTGGATGGTTTGCACCCAAATGCAGAAACAGGCGCATTGATTGCAAATGAAATTAAAAATCAACTTGCTTCAACTCCGACCAGCGCTCAGACGGTTGGAACGTCGGCAGCGCCTACGGCGGGTGGACTGTCCGGTCTCTCAACTGTAACTGGCGCAACAGGTGCGGATACTACAACAGCAGGCGCGACAACTAGTATGTCGGTGCCAACTACGACTAGCGGGTTGTCTAGTCTTGATAAATCAGCCGCAATAGCAAACGCCAATCTTCCAGAAGAAACAGAGGCGGTAACCGGCGTAAAGCCAAGAACCACAGATGATTTTAGAGCAAGCACCACGGCTGCTGAAAATTATTTGATGGCGGTTGATCCGAATATTAAAAGCGCATTTTTCAAACCAGGATCTTCTGATCGTTATACAGGAACCTTTGTAAACACATACAAAGTAGTTGACGGGAAGATGGTTCCTGTTGAAGCAAATTCTCAGAACGTAGGCGATGAGAATACTGTCTTTATGGTCGGCGGTGCGCCTAGTGGTGATTACGCGGGTCAGCAGCGCGTAAGTCAAGCCTACATTATGAAAAATGGTGTGCTTACGCCAATAGGCACACCGCAGAACTATACCGCCCCTGAAGATACGCCATTTTTCAGAGAGTTCTTGATTCAAGGTGTGCTGCCAATGGCGCTCGCCGCTGCTGGTGGATTAGGGTTTACAGAGGTGCTTGGCGGAGCTTTATCAGGCGGTGCTTTAGCAGGGTCAAGTGCCGCTGCTTTGGGTAGTGGCGCATTAAATTTCGGAGCGCAAATACTTGCTGGGCGAGACCCGGTTGACGCCTTGAAAGGTTCTGTTCTGAGCGCCGGAGCCGGAATGGTTGCTAACCAGGTGGGTTCTATGCTCCCGCCTGAAATGGCCGCAGTCGGCAAGCAGGCAATAACGCAGCTAATTACAACCGGCAAGATCAATCCTATAGCCTTAGCCACGAGCGCGGGTCTTGCCTATGCGTCTGACACTTTGGCTGCAGAGACAGGACTAGACAAAGCAACCGCCGGCAAGTTAGTCAATGCAGGCTATCAGCTTTTTCAGGGCAACGAATTAGGCGCTTTATCCACGCTAATTCAACCAACGGGAACTTCTTCGACAGGAGCGACAAGCAGTGCTGGGACTGGCGATGTTATTGACGAGTACAACGTCGTCAGCGGCGGCTTATCAACAAGCGCCAACCCGGCTGAAGATGAGTTAATCGCCCGGCAACAGCGCGTCACGGCTGCAAACCAAGCCATTTCTGACTATCTAGGGCCAGGCAATGACCTGAGTCGTGAAGGGCTTGTTAGTCAATTGCAATCTCTTGGTTTTAGCGCGGCAGACTCAGAAAATTATGCCAAGCAGGCTGATGCGCAAATCAATCAGCAGCGTGTCGGTGCTGATGTAATGAATCGGTATTCGCGCATTGACCCCGAGTTTGGCACTCCTGGATTAGATCGTCAGACTGCTGTGGCAGAGATGGTAGCGGCGGGATTTTCTGATGCGCGGGCTAATGAACTTCTCAATGGTATTGATGCGCAGAATGCCATCAAGCTTGAGAACAAACTTAGCGTTCAATCTGCCTATCGTGACTTCATCGCAGGAACGGGCACAGAAGATCAACTGCGTAGTGCATTGACCTCAGCAGGTTACAACGACGCAGCGATTAACGACTTGGTAATGAGGGGTCGCGGTGTCATTGAAGGCCAGAAGCTAACTGCTGGCGAAGGTGCGCAAGAGCGTGCTGCCACGCTTCCTGATATTCGCGCAGAAGTTGCTGCCAAGCCAACATTTAGTGAAGCTTATGCGTTAGCACGAGAAAAACTCGGTGCAGGTGCTACGTTCACATGGCAGGGCAAGACGTATGTGGCTTCTTCAGCAGAAGAGCGGCCTGATCTTACTGCTGCGGGCATGGCGGCTAAGGCCATGCAAGGTGATCCGCAATTTCAGGTGGCGCTCTCAGAGACCGCCTTGCAAAACCAGCGCGGCATCTCCCAAGTGCTTTCTGACTACTCGCAAAAGGGTGGTGACTTAACACGAGAAAGCGCAATAGACCGTCTCGAAAAGCTTGGCGTAACCAAGGATCAGGCCTCGTTCTTCCTTGACCAGAAAGACGGCAAGATCCCATACACATTTGATCAATTTAAGTCAGCAGTACCAACGGCTGATGCTGATTCCTATCGGGCTTACGTTGTCGCCTTTAATGAGTTAAAAAATAAAGGCGCACCAACTTCATTGATTGACATTTCGGGTTATGCCGCAAGCGGCGCAAGGCCAAACATGCCAGCGCTTATCAATGGCATTTCAACTGCCTTTGGCATGGGGGCAGAAGCCGCAGGCAACACCCTAAAAGCCTTCGGTACGATGGGTGAGGCCTTAGGCCTTAACACGGCGCAGATGTCGGATTTTGGGCGGAAGCTAGAAAACATCGCGCAGGAAATGTATCCGCAGGCGTTAATCAATAGTGAGAACGAGGTCAAAGCAAGAATTGCAAGTGCCACGAATGGCAAAGAATTAGGCCGGGCAATTTTTAATTCGGTCATTAACAATCCGGGTGCCGTGCTCAAAATGGTCGGGGTTGAAGGTATTCAGGAAGCGCCGAATATTGTGTTGGCGTTAACCACTGGTGGCGCTTATGGTGCGGTGCGGTATGCGGGCCTTCTTGCTGGCTTAGGCTTGGATGTTATTGAGTCCGCAGGCTTGCAAGGCGCTCAAAAGGTTGATGAAGGTCTAGCCAAGGGTCTCTCGCGCACAGCCGCAGTAAAGTCTGCGGTAGACGATATGCGAACCGCTGGCGTCACAACGGCGCTTATGACTGCTGCAGCAGACAAGATTCCCTTTGGCGGCACCATAGCGAAAACCATCATCAAAGGCTCGGCATCAGAGGGCGCAGAAGAGTATGTGATCGCCAGGGCTACAGGCGCAGATCATATGTCTGCTCTTCGACAGGCAGCGTTTGGCGCATTGATTGGCGGTCCAACGGAAGCTTCGTTGCAAGGTGCTGGCAATCTAACGAGCGTTGTTATCAATGGCGACGCCATGGTTGGCACTTATGCTGACGGCACGAAGGTAACGATTGCTGAGCCTTCAGGCGCGACAGAACTCAAGATTGATGTGACTACGCCATCAGTGGTGACCAGCAATGTCACATCCACGCTTACATCAGACCTTACGAGCGGCGTTGATCTCAATACGGCTATAAACAACGTCGTCACGGTTAATGCTGGCTCTGACCTGTCTGGAACTATTGATAGCACTGTCAAGGTTCTGGTTGATAACAACGTAGACTTGACCCAAGGTGTGAGCGATTTAACGTCTGCAGCCGCATCAACTACTGGCGACACGACGACGGTTGTCAACCAGGTTGTTAGTTCGCTTGCAAGCAATAATGTTGACCTAAATGCCAACGCTGGATCAGTCGTTACAGGTGCAGTGGCCGGTGGATCTTCTGTAACGACTGCAGTTAAAGATACGCTCACTGCGATTACAAACAACGGCGGTACGGCAAGTGGCGCGGCCACGTCAATCATTGATGCTGTATCCAATCAAACAAGCGGCGATGCAAGCGCAGTAACGGATGCGGCTAGTACCATCATTGCTAGTTCTAATGGCGATAAGGCCACGACAGTCACGGCCATTACAGCAGCGGCAAATGCAACGGGCGGCAGTGCAGAGGTAGTCAGCAGCCTTGTCGGTGACGCGGCAAAGACAGGCAATACAGATACGACAGCAGCAGCGGTTGACGCGGCCATCACAGCAACCAATGGCGCAGCCTTAGATGCAACCGTTACATCAGCACTCAACAATGGTGCAAACGCTGAAACCGTGCTGTCTACAGCAGCGAATACCTTGGTCACCACGGTTAATGACACGGCATCGGCTGTGACCAATGTATTGAACGCAGCCACATCAAACAATGTTGATGCCAATGCGGCAGTATCTAGTGTGGTTACGGGCGCAGTTGCTGGTGGTGGCGATACGAGTACCGTGGTGACGGCTGCAGTAGACACGGTTATAGCTCAAGGTGGCGATGTAAATGATGCAGCAAGTGC